AAGAACGGCGATGAATGGAACGAGGACGAGCGCACGCTGCGCGAAGTGAATCTGTTTGAGGTGAGCGTCCTCTCCGCAGGACAGACTCCCGCCTACCCAGCGACGCTGGGCTTGACCTCCGTTCGCAAAGTCGCTTCCCGAATGGGCGTAGACGGCGATCGGCTTATCTCAGCCATCGAGTCCTTGAAGTCGGCGCAACCGCTGACCGAAGAGGATGTCGAGGTGATTGAAACCGTCACGGAGAAGTTGGCTCCGAAGCGCACAGGGGTGGACCCATCCATCGCTCGCGCCAAGTTGCTGCTCGCCGAGATGGAATCAGAATCGCTCTAACAGCCACGAGACCCCGCTCCGCCGCGCTAGTACGCGAGCCCGCGATCAGGTCATCCCGCTAGGCGAGCCGCAACATTGTGGAAACCAATCAAAAAAAGGAGACAGAAATGTCAGACGCACGAAAGTTGCACGAGAAGCGTGCCAACCTTCTGACCGAGGCTCAGTCCATCGTGACCGACCTCGCCGAGAAGGGCGAAGCGCTTGAGGGCGAGTCACAGGCTCGCTTTGAGAAACTTACTTCGGAGGCTGCAACGGTTGCGGCCGCGATCCGTTCGGAGAAGGAAGCCAGTGAAGCACGCAGCGCTGCTGATGCAGTTCGCGCTGAGTACGCCACGGCAATCGCTCCTAAGGTCGAGAAGACCGAAGGCTCAAACGACGAACTCCGCGCACTCGCCCGCAATGGCGGCGTGCAGATGTTCGAGTACCGCGATGTCTCACGAGCAACTGGCCTGGGCAACCCAGTCACCATTGCTGACCGCGTGAACGTAGTTGCGGCACAGTTCAACCCATTCATTGACCCAGCAATCGTGACTGTGGTCCGCGCAAGCACAGGCAACAACATCCAGTTCCCACGAGTCACGGCTCTTGGAACCGCTGGATCGGTTGCTGAGGCTGGCACGATCGGCGAGTCGGACGGAACGCTCAGCGCCCTGTCCCTCACGCCAGTCAAGTACGCAACGATCATTCAGGTGACGGAAGAACTCGCAACAGATGCGGCGTTTGACCTCTCCGCGATGATCGCTGACAAGTGCGGCGCGGAAGTCGCAGTTGCTCACGGTGCCTTCGCTGGTACCGCTGTTGCCGCTGCTGCCAACGTCGGCGCAACTGGCTCAGGCACCGTTTCAGTGAACCCAACCTTCACCGACCTTGCGAAGTTGAAGGCGTCTGTGAACCAGGCGTACCGACGCGCACCAAAGGCTGGCTGGTTGATGAACGACACGACGCTCGGCGTTGTGACTGGTCTCGTGGATACGGCTGGACAGCCAATCTTCCGACCAGGCGATGCGAACACTCCAGATCGTCTCCTCGGAGCGCCGATCTACAGTGCAGCACTCATTGACCTGACCGATGACACCGCAGGCGCAATCCTGTTCGGTGACCTCGGACAGATCTACACCGTCCTCGTAGGCGGCGTTCAGGTTGAAGTCTCCCGCGAGTTCGCGTGGAACCTCGGCCTCATCTCCTACAAGGTTCAGGTGCGCGGCGCCACTGGGCTGTCACAGGCTTCAGCGGTCAAGTCGTACAAGTCAGCCAACGTTTCCTAATCAGTAGGCGACTAGGTTGAGCAGCAGGGAGTCGGGCTTCGGCTCGGCTCCCTGTTGCATTAGCAGGAGGGCAGAATGAACATCTGGCACAAGATCAAGAAACTGACTGCGAAGGGTGCGCCTAGAATCAACGCAGAGGCACCTACGAGCCACGTAGAGCGCGCCATTGTGGTCAGGTGGGGCAATACAGCCACCACCAAGCGAACGCCTGTCAAATGGCGGGAAAAGGGAGAAGACGAGTGACTCAGTATCTGGCGTCTAGGCAGATGAGCGTGGGGACCGCAGCGGCGAGCATCGTTGAGGGTCGCGTTGCTGGCACAGAGATTCACTTGCACGCGCTCGCCAACAACTCGAAGGACGTGTTGATCGGCGCTGCGGACCTGACGCTTGCCAACGGCTTCGTGCTGCGTAAGGGCGAACACGTCACCGTTCGGCTAATGGAGCGACAGACGCTCTATGCTATCGCCGAGAACGATGGTCAAGTCCTGACCGTCCTGTCAGTCGGAGGCATCTAAATGTCATACGCAACACTCGCAGAGTTCAAGAGCGCAATCGGAATCGGCACTGCCGATACCACGGATGACGGCGCGCTGCAGTCCGTACTCGATGCAACCGACGCGCTGATTGACCTATACACGGATCGCAAGAACGGCTTTGGCACCGCGACCGAGACTCGCTACTACACGGCGACCGACTACCAGTACGTCCTCGTGGACGACCTTGTGAGCGTCACGACGCTGACGACAGACGACGATGCCAACGGCACCTACGAGACAACGTGGACCGCAGGCACGGACTACAACCTGGCGCCAGGCAACGCAGCACTGGACGGCTGGCCGTACAACGAGATTGACGTCTCGGTGACGTGGCCGCGCAACTTCCCGCGCGACGTCTATCGCGGCGTCAAGGTGGTCGGCGTCTTCGGATGGCCGTCCGTGCCAAGCGCAGTGAAGCAAGCCGCAATCATTCAAGCGGGCGCAGTCTGGTCATCGCGGACCTCGCCATTCGGCGTGATCGGCAGTCAAGACCTCGGCGGCATCTTGCGCCAGACACGCGCGCTTCACCCTGAGGCTCAGGTGTTGCTTGAGGCATACCGAAGGCGCGAAGGTCTGGCTCGATGAGTTTTGATGACCGAACGATTATCGGTGGACTCGCCGCGCACCTGACGGCGAAGACGCCACCAACTGGCTACGTCCTCCGCACCGTTCACGCCTTCCCACCTGACAATCTTGCAGTGGTCCCAGCGGCAGTCATCATCCCAGGCGATGACTCCATCGGCTATGGCGCGAGCAATCGCCAAGTGACGCTGACGCTGAACGTCATCATCTACATCCAGCCGCAGGCTGACCTCGGCCGCAAGTATGCGGACCTGATGACGTGGCGCACCTGGCTGCGCGACAGCCTGATTGACGGCGTGACGCTGAACGGCACAGACGCCGTGGCGCAGGCAAGCGTGACCTCCACAAGCATCGGCACCGACACGTGGGGCGACGCGGACTTCCTCACGATCACCGCAACCGTTGAAGTCTCAAGCGTGGAGGCAATCGCAACCAGTGCCTGACCTAAAGAAGCCTCTGAGTTACCCAGTAATCAGCCACATTGACGTGCAGTTCGTGCCAGGCTCAATCCCACAGGGAGAGTTCGTGGCTGGTCTGCCTGCAGACGGTAGTATCATCAGCGCACCTGTGGTTCAGGCAGAGGCTTGGATCGCAGCAGGAATCGCCAAGCGTGCCGCGACTGCGGCTGAAGACAAGGAGAACGACTAATGCCAGCCGCATCCGCAGGGAACGTACTGTTCAGCAAGTTGGTCGCCTTCAAGGAGGCGACGCCTGGAACCATCCCGACGCTGACCAGCGGCGGCCGCAAGTTGCTCGTGACGCCAACTGGCGTGATCTCCGAAGGCACAACGATTGAACTTGGCACCGAGCGATCCGTTGCACTTCGCAACCCGCTCATCGGCTCCACTGGCACGATCGTCTCCGTTGAGCCAACACTCAGCGCGACCGTCCCTGCCGTGAGCGTCGGCGAACTTCCACTCTGGCTCTCAATGACGCGCACCGATACGCCTTCAGGCACGGCTGCGCCATACGAGTGGGACTACGACTACTCGATGACAGCGGCGAACTCGCCTACGTCCTACACGTTGATCGCAACGGATGGCACGCAGGCATACGCCGCGAACTACTGCTTGGCTGAGTCAATCACGATCGCTGCTGACCGCAGCGGACTGACGAACTTGAGCGCGAACCTCTTCGCGCAGCAGATCGCCAAGAACAGCGCGACGCTTGCCGAAGGCACACCGACTTCGCCCTTTATGGCGGGACGCCTCTGGAATGCCTTCCAGCACGGCTCAACCTTCCCAGGCACGGCTGACGGAACGGCTTACGAGTACCTGCTCGACTTCTCACTGGAGTTCAACGCAGGGATCACGCGCCAGTCGTACCTCGCAGGCACGACGGTCTTCAGCACGCACAGTGAGAGCAACCCATTCAGCGGCACGCTGACGATGACGGTGAGCAGCACGGCGAGCGCAGTCTCGACGTGGTACGACGCATACAAGGCAGCGACCCCGAAGGGCGTGCGACTGACGTGGAGCAACGGCACCTACTCGGCACACATCCTTGCGATGATCGTCCCAACGGAAGTTCAGCAGATGGCTGGCGCCGAAGATGGTCTGACCACGATGGCCGTGACTGGAACGCTGGTCTACGACACGGTGAGCGCGAAGAGCCTTCGCATCGTCGTGAATAGCGACTTGGCGGCGTTGCCGTAAGTTCAACCTAGTAGCAGAGGAGGAGGCTAGATGAGCCAGAGCAAGCCACAGTTCCGCACCGTTGAAGTGAAACTCGCCGCGCCCTTCGAGGGCTGGACGGCGACGATGAAGGCAGAGGGCGTTCCTGCTCGCGTGTTCATTGAGTTGCAGAGCGGCAACGTAGAGCGCGCAATGAACGCACTCAAGCGTCTCGTGGTGAGCCACAACTTCCTGAACGAAGATGGCGCACCAGCCGAAGATGTTCTTGATGCACCGATGGACGCCATCACCGACGCCATCACGAAGTGGAGCGACGCAGTAGCAGCACTCCCCCCTCGATAAGGCTCGACGCCCAGCGGCTGGCGGCGGGTCGGACTCTGGCGCCGCATCCACTTATCGCGGCGCACCTCATCGGCAAGGAGTTCCACGTTCCACCGCATGAGGTTCTGGAGTGGGAGGCAGAACACTTTGCTCGTACACTTGCGCTGATGTCCGACCTTCAGCCTAAGGAGAAGCATGGCCGCTAACGACTCGCTGACTCTCCAAATCAAGACCGACAAGAACTTTGATGATCTCCGCATCGGGTTCTACCAGGCCAGCAACCCAAGCGGCTTCAAGCGCATGCAATCCTTCGCTGCACTCAACGCAGCGCGCACCATGCTCAAGCCGATGAAGCAAGCCGCTCCGCGTGGACGCACGACCGAGAATCCAGGCAAGTTGCAGAAGAACATCAAGGCACGCGGCGTGCGCTTCAGTAAGCCTGGCGCCGTGGTCGGAATCAAGGGCGGACGCTCTGGTGTCTTCTATGGCTGGTTTGTCGTGGAAGGGCGTGGACCAGTGCGCCGAACGAAGAACGGAGCAGTGGGCGTCACTCCAGTGGCTGCGCGGCCGTTCGTCTCGGATACGGTCAAGCGCCCAGGTACAATCGAGCGAGCAATGGAAGCCTTCTCTGCGACCACGGAGAAGTTCCTCAATGACGGCGCCTTCCGCGCCACCATCCTGAAGTTCAGGAGAGGGAACCAACGCTGATGGCTGCTGACCGTTCTGCCAACTTCGTCATCAAGGCTAAGGACGCCGCCACTGGGCCTCTTGGCAAGGTGGGCGGCGCAATGGGCAAACTCAAGGGCGCATCGGTCGCCGCGTTCAAGGCGATTGGCGCCGCTGCACTCGTTGCAGCCGCCGCGATCACCGCCTTCGTCGCTGATGCCGTCAAGGGCGCGATTCAGGACGAGCGATCAACGATTCTCACCAACGCCGCACTCAAGGCGCGTGGCTTTGAGTTGGACAAACTCGGACCAAAGATTGACGAGCAAATCAAGGCGATGGCTCGGTTCGGCAAGACGGACGATGACGTTCGCGCTGGGCTAGAAGTCGGCTCACGATTCTTCAAGAATCAGACGAAACTTCTTCAGGCAAACGAGGCTGCGGCCGCTATCTCCTCCGTCACTGGAAGAGACATGGCAGAAGTCATGGCGCTCATCGGCAAGGCTGCCAATGGAAGCACGCGAGGACTCGCTGCGCTCATTGGTCCAATCGAGAAGGGCGCAAGCGTCACCGACATCCTCACCCAGTCCAACGAGAAGTATCTAGAAGTGGCCAACGCTCTCGCTGATAGCACTAGCGGAAAGATGCTCACTGCACAGATTGCCTTCGGGGAAGAGATGGACAAGTTCGGGGCGCAGTTCTTGCCGATGGTCACAGAGGCGCTCACGTTCTTGGTAGAAGAGGCGCTGCCAGCCTTCTCTGGGTTGCTTGACACCGTTGGACCAATCCTTAGTGATCTTGTCACGAAGTACGTTGGCCCACTTATTGACTCAATCGCTGAACTGTTCTCCATGTTCGAGGGCAGTGAAGGTTCTATCTCTATCTTTGAACTCGCGCTTCTTCCACTAAAGATTGCGCTGACCGCCATCAAGACCGTGATTGACGCAATCATCTTCGGCTTGAAGTTGCTTGGATTCGTGAGCGACGTGGACGTCGCTGCTGGTCAGGCTGCGACTAACGCATTCCGCGCTGGCGAGCGTGATTCAATGTCGTCCGCAGGGACGCGCTCAGGCTCAAGCGAAGGCGTAATCGTGAACAACCGAATCACCTTCGGGAACGATGCAGTCTCACACGTCAGCACGAGCATCGGCAACCAAACCAGAGCCAACAGCCCGCAGCGGTCGTTCCCCAGGAACCCATAAATGGCGACCGCGCCTTATCAACTCTGGATGGACCTCGCGCCAATCGCGTCGGCGATTCGCGTCTCCAGCACGGTCACGGTGACCACGACTACCTCGCACGGTCTAACCACTGGCGCTGAGATTGAGGTCGGCAACACGGCAGGAGCCGCAGGGACGTCAATGGTGGGCGTCTACGACGTGACCGTGACTTCAGGAACCACCTTCACCTACACGGCCGCAGGCTCGGCAGGAACGGCGACAATCGGGAGCGCGTTCATCGCCTACGACCTTCTGAACCCACCGATCAACTACGCCTCTGGGAGCGCGCGTGAGAACGCAATGATCGCCGACATCAACACGCTGAACCTGAGCAGTAACGGCGACGGCTCTGGCTCCACGATGTCCTTTGACATCCTGCAAGAGACGACGCCAGCCGTCGGTCCGTGGTTCAATCTCGTGCCAGACAACACGCGCATCAGGCTCTGCCAGAAGGACACAGGCTCAACGCCAGCCGCAGCCGACGTTCGCTTCCTCGGCGTGCTGGACTCGGTGAACTCTCAACTCAACGGCTCAGGGCAAGGCACGATCACAAGCGTGCAACTCAGCGATGCCAACGTCGTGCTGGATCGCGTTGCCGTCTTCGGCAAGACTGGCGCTGCTCGCACCATTGCAAGCGCGAGCCGATCCTCAAACACGGCAACCTACACGACCACCGTAGACCACGGCTTCGTGACTGGTCAGTCACTGAAGATCAGCGGCGTGCTTGGGGCTGGCACCGCAACGTTCAATGGCACCTACACAATCACCAGCACAGGCTCAAGAACTTTTACAGCATCCAACACAGGGCCAACAGCGAGCAGTGCAGGAACGGTTACTGTGAACTTCGCACGCGATGGCAGAAGTAACGATTGGGTTGTGGTCACTGCCGTAAGTCCTAGCCGTCTGTTTATTCAGAGCGGTGACACTGTTCGTATTCGGCGAGGGAGTCTTTCTGGCTTTGGAGATACAACCACAATGAGGTTGTTGCTTGATACGACCTTTAGCGGCAGCGATGTGGTGCGTGTCAGCGACACGTCAATCAAAGTTCGCCTGCGAAGGCCATACACCTTCACGTGGGGAACCTTCGGCAGCGGCGGCAGAATCTTCTCCTCTGGCATTGCACGCGATGCAACCCAGCAGCCTGGGCAAGTCACCGTCACCATCCCTGGAGGCTTGAGTGAAACGCAGGCGGTCACCAACCTCCTCGCGCTGACGAACCAATACAAGTCAGACGATCAGCCGTTGCAGCGCGTCTTGTCCACGAGCAGCACGGCGAACATCACTGGCGGCACGGCCTACGCGAACGGCCCTGCGATCCAGTTTTCATCCTGCTCGCTTCGCTCCGCGCTAGACACCGTGATCGAGACCTACGCAGGCTCGGACGTCAAGGAGCGCCGATACTATGTGGACCTCTCAGGCACGCTGAACTACAAGTTGGTGGACTCAGCCTCCAAGCCGACCTACGCGAATGCGCCACTTTCAATCATCACCACTGGCGCTGGTGATCCGAACACGACCACAGGGAAGGCAACAGTGGCTCCATACAGCCTCAGCGTGAACGTGGATCACAGCACGATCAAAAACGCGCAGTTCACCTTGCCAGCCGCAGGTCAGAGCGTGCCACTCACGACCGTGCTTGCGTACACGGATGTCTACGACGAAGACGGCGTAGCAGCCTTCAGCACGAGAGCAGGGGCGCCAGTCTTTGACGAGGTGGTGGACTTCCCTGGCGCGTCTAATAATCAAGGCGCGCAAATCGCACGAGCAGCGGCGGCGTACTTCATCGAGCGGCACAAGCCGATGCTCTCTGGCTCGTTCACGCTTCGTGGGGCTGGCACGGCCGCGCACAACCAGTACGGCTTCAGCGCAGGCTACGCGCAGACAGGCGTCTCTACGTTCGCGCTGGTCAGCCGATGGGAGCCAGGTCAATACGTTGAGATCACTGCGGCTGGGCTTGGCTTGAGCGGCTTGTATCGCGTTGAGCAAGTGGACTGGAGCCTTGAGCCAGGCTCGTATACTCAGATCATCACGATCACGTTCAATCGGCGCAATCCGAGCGACCTTGCATCGCTCATCGCCAACCTGAAGAAGTAGGAGCAGACGATGCCGCAGTTCGGATCAAGCAACAATCTAATCAGCCAGAACCTCAGCCAGACGGTGGACAATCAGGGCAACCCGATCATCTCGTCTGACACGACCTTCGGTGCGTCCCCGCTCGGCTACGCGGCTCGCGTGCAGGCGCTCTTCGGCTTGCCGAACGCCACCTTTGAACTGACGCCGCCAGACACGACACTCAGCATCAACGAGGGGAACCAGTTGCCGTACTGGGACGTGCAGGAATACAGCGATGGCGTGATGACGGCAACCTGCGTCTACGACGCCACGACGAACAACTGGGGCATCAAACTTGACCCAGGCACGGCAGCCGCCGATGACTACCTCACGATGACCACGCGCTCATACTTGGTGAACGATGACAACCTCTCGCTGCGCCAGAAGGCGCTGGCCGTGGTCAGCAAGAACGGCACCTACGCAGGCACCACGCAGTGGAACCTGAAACTCACGGCGTCGTACTACGATTCAACGGACACACTTCTGCACTCAGGCACCGTGGCAACGATTCTTGACAATGCCACTTGGACCTCGATGAGCGGCACCACGACCACAGGCGGCACGGCTATCAGCGCGGCGGCGCACTATGTGGACTTGACCTATACGCTCACGGCAACTGCGGCTGTCACTAGCGCCACGAGCGTAACTATCAAGTCCACGCTGATTCAAACCTCAACAGGCGCTGCAGCAAGTCAATCGTTTTTGGTGAGTGAAACATTCACAAGCAGCCAGACTTGGACGGTTCCTACTGGTGTTACGCAACTTGTCGGCGCGGCCGTGCTTGGGGCAGGCGGCGGTGGTGGGTCTGGCGCGTATGTCGTAAGCAGCGCTCTGGTCGGAACGGCTGGAGCAAGCGGCGGCGCAGGCGGAGGAGCAGGGGCGCTCTACATTGCATTCAATACGCCAATCTCAGGAACCGCTTTGACAATCAGCGTCGGGGCGGCAGGCGTGGGCGGAACAGTTGCGGCTGGAACTGGAACCTTTACATCTGGAATCGCTGGTGGCGCTGGAGGAAACTCTAGTATTGGAACTATTGCTATTGCCAACGGCGGCAGTGAAGGAAAGGGCGGAACTGCGTATAGGTCAAGAACCACACAAGTTGCAGGAACACCATTTGGCGGCAGCGGCGGTTCTCCCTCAAACACTATCTGGGGTTCACTAACTCAGGCTGGCGCACAAGGTGGGAACGGTGCTTCGGCTGGGACTGCACTGTTCGGCGCAGCAACTAGCGGTGGCACAAGCGGCATCGCTGGCTTCTCTGGTGTTCCATTCTTGTCTTTGCCAGGCACTGGTGCTCCTGGGGCAACGGCTACAAGAAACGGAACCGCGTTTTCAGCGATTGGAACTGGCGGAGTTGGTGGCGCTGCACACTTCGTAGGCGGCGGTGGAGGCGGCGGTGGTGGTTCTGCTCAATACAATGGCAACCTTGACATCGGACAAGCGGCAGTAAGTGCTGCTGGTTCTGGTAGACACGGAGGTGGCGGAGGGGGCGGCGGATTTGCAACATACGGTAACGTAGGCACTGCTGGTGCTGGCGGGTCTGCTGCTGAAAACTCTGGTGGTGGTGGCGGCGGAGGAGGGGGGGTCGCCATCACTTCGGGAAATGGCGCTGCAGGTGCAGGTGGAGCAGGTTCCAATGGCCTTGTCGTTATCTTCTATGTTGCATAGCCAATGAAGCGGTACGCCTTCCTTGATGCCAACGGCACAGTGCTGAATCTCATCGTGGGCAACCTCACGCCAGATGAGCAGCAAATGTTCTTGCGCGACCACAACGCGATGTACGGCGCACAGCAAATCATTGAAGTGGAGCCAGACACAAGTGTGTGGATTGGCGGCTCGTATACTGACGGCGCATTCGCACCACCGCCACAGCCAGAGCCTCTGCCTGAAATCGTAGAAGGCGAGTCCGAGGTTCTGCCTGAGCCTGAAGCCACGGAGCCTGCCTGATGACTCGATCCCAGGTTGACGCGATCATTGACCGACTGGACGCGCAGTCCGCGAAGATTGACTCGCTCAAGGCAGAGATTGACCAGATGAAGGGCGGCCTTGCCGTTCTCAAGGGGCTTGGCGCCCTACTCGGCGTAGGAGGAATCGGCACGCTTCTGGCGTGGTTGCAATCTCAATCAGGCAAGTGAGGTTGCGCGCACTCCTGCTCGCGCTGGCAATCGTCTTGCCATTCGTTCAGCCTGTCTACGCGCTTGACGATCTTGAAGAGTGGGACTTCAGCACCGACTCCAACGGCACGGTCGTGGTCAACGAAGACGGTTCTGTCACACTCGGCGGCGCGAACAATCCGCTCCCTGAGCAGCCACGCTGGAACGCGCTGACCAGCCTGACCACAACCGCACTAGAGGCTGAGACGGCGCAGTACCTCTGGTCGTACCTGACGACCGACGGCGCGCACTACGACAAGCCGCAGTACCTCGTAGGCGGCGAGTGGCTCACGCTGGCAGAGGGCGGCACGCAATCAGCCACTGGCTACATCGAGGTCGTGCTGGCCGCACGCGATCTGTTCGGCTTCCGCGTGCTGTCCACCGACTCGTGCTGCGGCATCGGCTTCCTAACAGTCGCCGTAGGCAGCCCTACGCCGTCTCCAGAGCCGACTCCTGAGCCGACACCTACCCAGACACCACAACCACCTTCACCCAGCCCTAGCGTGGCTCCTACCCCTACGCCAGAGCCTTCTGTAGAGCCGACTCCGACGCCTACGCCTGAACCTACGCCGACCCCAACGCCTGAGCCAACGCCTCAGCCGACTCCTGAGCCAACTCCAGAACCCACACCCGAACCAACACCAACACCAACGGAGGAGCCAAGTCCTGAGGTGACAAATGCCCCAACGCCAGAACCAACCCCAGAGCCAACGCCTGCACCAACGGAAGTTGCGCCATCTCCTTCCGTATCTCCTGATCCCACTCCTGTACCTACTCCTGAACCCGAACCCGCTCTGCCAGTTGTAGGCGCAGCGGTCGAGGCAGTTGTCGAGGTGTTCGCCAACATCGCGGCCATCACGGAGATCGGCAAAGACCTTGACCCGATTGAGAAGGAAGAGGCGCAGCCAGTTGCCGTCGCAATCATTGCCAGCCAAGTTGCAAGTGTGGCTGCCGCAGCGTCAAATGCCGCACGAGCGGCTGCTAACATTGGCGGCGGCGGACCAGCAGGAGGCAATGGAAATACGCCAAGCCGAAAGGGTGGTCGCCGTGCTTAGGAACATCATCAACGATCTCGTCGGAGGCTCGTGGACGATCCTCGGTCTGCTCTTCGCAGTGGTCGTACTGCCAGAGGGTCAGACGCAAAGCACAATGGCAACGCTGTTCATCCTGATGACAATCATCTGGATCGCAACAGGATACTTGAGGTGGAAAGAATGACAACCGAAGATCACATCAAGGAACTCAAGGAGCAGGGCTGGACGCGGATTGACACCGCGCCAGGCGAGTGGGTTGCACTCGTGCCAAGCGAAGATGCGAGCGCCTTCGGCGGCACGCTCTGGAAGCGTGGCGACAACGGCAACGACTACAGCGAGGGCTGCACCTGTGGTCATCCGATCAGTGCTGCACTCGACTTTCAGACGGCTGGTCTCGCACTTGCCGCTCACATCAAGGAAGAGATCGGCGAATGAAGTACCGCATCAAGTCGCAACTCTATTCTGACGCCGAGGCGCAGAAGAAGGTCGGGGCTGTGCTTGATGACTGCGGACCGTCCAGCGCGGCTGCGGCTGCGGCCTTCGTTCACGGCTACGCCCCTGACTTCAGCGCAGCCGACGGCGTAGCGGCAAAGGAGCGCGCCACTGGCTTCAAGGAGAAGCAAGGTGTCAGCGACAACGGCTCAAGCCTCAGCGAGATGATGAAGACCGTCCGCGAACTTGGCTGCAAGGCAAAGCCTGCCGATACCTTCGCCGAGGCGGTTGCCGCTGCAAAGGATGGCGCCGCACTCATCGTCTGGGTGCAGGCACCAATCGGCTACCCAAAGCAGGCGCTGTCAAAGTGGCATCGCAACTGGGCGTCCTACTGGCAGAAGAAGGACCCAAAGGTGATCGCCGCAGGGTACGGACACCTCACCAGCGCGGGCTATGATTCAGAGGCGCAGACGCTGGTCTTCGCCGACCCTACGTTTGATGAGCGTGTACCGAAGGAACAGTATGCCGTGCCAGTCACGGAGGCTGAACTCAAGGCAATCGCTTCAGGCAAGCCAGGCTCGCCTGCAAGCCACATCGTCATCGTGACGAAGAAGTGAAAGGAAAGACAATGAACAAGGTTCAGAAGATTCTTGACGCGAGCAAACTTGACGAGATGGTGCTTGACGCAGTTCGCACCTTCCTGACGGTCTCAATCTCAGTCGCACTCGGACTCGGCATCCCGCTGCTCGACATCACTGGCGGCGACTTCCGAACCGTCCTGTCGGCTGGTCTGGCGTCAGGCTTGGCCGTACTGGTCAAGGCACTCGACCCAAGCCAGAGCGACTACGGCATCGGCGGCAAGAAGTAAGGTCTTGACACAAGCCTGAGGAGGCTTCACTCTCGGCAAAGCGGCGTGTAGTCGCGCCGCAAGTAGGAGGTTGCAATGGAGGACCTAGACGAGTTTCTGACGCTGCAGGGTGGCTACAAAGGGCCACTCTGCGGCTATCAGTTGCTTGACATAAGCGAGGCTGATCGGCAATCGCTCGATAAGGCACTCGCAGCCGCGAAGATCACGGCGAAGGCAATCCAGAAGTGGTGCGAGATTCGCAACCAGCACTGGGCGCAGCAGAACATCCAGCGACACAGGAGAGGAGACTGCAAATGCCAGAAGACCTGATCGAGTTTCAGCGTGAGGACGAACTCAACGAACTAAAGTCGGCGCACAGGCGTGCTTTGCGCGCACTCGCCAAGAAGGAGCAGCAGACCGAAGAACTCGTGGAGGCGGTCTACCGCGCCGCGAAGGATGCGGCCGTCGGGATGAAGATTCCAGCCGTGCCTGCACCAAAGCCAGACAAGCGCAAGGGCAAGCGCGAGGTTGCCGTCGTGCAACTGAGCGACTGGCAACTTGGCAAGAAAAGCGTGGACTACGACATTGACACCGCAGCCAAGCGGCTGAACCTGCTCGCCGAGAAGGTGCAGCGGGTGGTAGAGATTCAGCGCAAGGATCACCCTGTGGACACGGTGAAGATTCTGCTCACTGGCGACCTCGTGGAGTCAGACGGCAACATCTTTCCAGGACAAGCCTACGAAGTTGAGGCTGGCGGTCTGTACGTCCAAATCTTCCGAGGCGCGGAGATGCTGGCGCAGTTCGTCAGGGCGATGGCCGCACTCTTCCCACAAGTGGAGGTCTACGGCGCAATCGGCAACCACGGACGCTTGGGACGCTACTCGGATCACTCGCCAGAAAGCAACAGCGATGCGATTCTCTACAACATTGCGCGCTCACTCGTGCTGAGCGAGAAGCGTGTGAGTTGGAAGGAGAGCCTCACCGTTGGCGGACGCCACTGGTACGACACGCTCGACTTGCCAGGCGGCAAGATCGGGATGATCGTCCACGGCGATCAGTTCAGAGGTGGGCTTGGGATGCCGTGGTACGGCGTCGCAAAGAAGGCAAGCGGCTGGCGCTTGAGCGTTGCGCCGTTTGACTATCTCTGGTTCGGACACTGGCATCAGCCTGCACGACTCGTCCTTGCCGACGGCAAGATCACGACGTGGTGCAGTCCGTCACTGGAGAGCAGCAACCGCTTCGCTCAGGAGGTCGTCGGCGCGTCTGGCGAGCCAGGGCAGTGGCTAATGTTCTTTGACGGCGATGGAGAGGTCTCAGCAGAGTACCTGATTCGCCTGCGCTAGTGCCGTTCCTGAGTGGCCCACCAGCGCCACTCCCAGACCTGATCGGCACCTGCACGCCGTGTGGGGAGAAAGCCAGGGTGTGGAAGTTTGCCGAACAGGAGGTGAGCCTCACGGTCGGCTATTCTGCAGTCCTGTCCTACGGCATCTGCCGAGCGTGCCTGGAAGTGATCTTGGACCTGCTCGAAGACGAGGACGATGACTACGCTGGCCCAGCCAGCGAACCCCCAGGCTGACCTCCTCCAGCCTGGGGGCTACCCCTCCCAAAATCGTGCTCAAAATAGGGGATTGACAAGCCGTGACATCACGTTCTACCATCGTGACATCGGGAGGAACCCAGCCAGACGGCAGGGCCGATAAGAGGAGAAAACGATGAGCAAGTACGTAGGACCTTACAAGAACAAGAACGGCGCAACGATCATCTCTGCCGATGACTTCGGAATGGATGAGAACCTTCGCTGGTACGCGGTGTGCGATACGCACGGCACATTGGTCGGAGATACAAATCGCAGCCGAGTCTCAAAGTTTGCGACCGATGAGTTCTGCTCCTGCTGCCGAGGCAACTGCGTGCAGTACGCAGACTGCTTCAACTGCGGCGCGAAGGCGGTGCGCTGATGATTCGGACACTGCAGGAGATCGCAACGGTCATCACATTCATCGCAGCAATGGTGCTGCTCTTGGCGCTGGGGTCAATGCGATGAGGCTGAACCGAAAGACGCAGCCACTGGTCTACAAGCGAGTGGCAATCCGCACGACCCTGCTCGATGAGCAGAAGCGCAGATCGCAGGCGCTGATGGACATTGCCATCGGCATCTACGGCTTCGCGTTCATCGTGTTCCTGTTTGCGTGGCTTGGCTAATGCCAGTCTACGAGTACCGCTGCGGCGACTGCGGACACCGAGAGGAACACACGCACTCAATCACGAACGTCTACAACCCGCGCTGCGAGAAGTGCGGCCGCTGGATGCGGATGGTCTATTCGCCAGCGGCGGTGGTTTACAAGGGCGAAGGGTTCGCCAAGAAGGACAGAAAGAAGGAGGGCAAGTGAGCAAGCAATACGAGTTCGTCAAGGCAGAGCAGCGCAGTCCTGAGTGGTTCGCACTTCGGGCTGACGGCATCACGGCGACCGACGTCTCGGTCATCGCGGGGCTGAACCCATACAAGACGCCCTACCAACTGTGGGCTGAGAAGTTGGGCAAGTTCACGCCTGACCCAGTTGGACCAGCAGCAGTGCGCGGCATCCTGCTGGAGAACACGGTGGCAGAGTTCTACGAGATGGAGACTGGCCGCGAGTTGCGCCGCAGCAACGGCATTGTCCGACTCAAGGAACTTCCCTGGGTGATGGCGTCACTCGACCGCACCATCGTCGGCGAGGAGGGCTTGGTGGAAATCAAGACCAGCACCTCACCGCGCTGGAGCCTGCACCCAGTGCCGCCAGAGGTGGTAGCGCAAGTGCAGTGGCAGATGTTCGTGACGGCGGCACCGTGGTGCGACGTGGCGGTCCTGCTCGGTGGTCTGGTCTTCCGCATCGAGCGGGTGACTGCGAGCCTGGACTACCAGACGGAGTTGTACCGCAAGGCAGTTGAGTTCAGGAACTCTCTGGCAACGCAGACACCTCCAGCCTTGCAGGGTCAGGACTCTGACGCGCTGGCTCAGGTTGTGCCGCAGGCGAGCGAAGAGTACGAGAACGCAACGACAGGCATTGACCGCGTGGCCGCGCTCTATGCCGAGAAGCAATACGAGTCCAAGTTGCTGGATGAGGAACTTCAGAACCTCGCCATCTCGCTGAAGGAAGCGATCGGCGAGAAGGCTGGCATCGTCGGCAACGGATGGTCGGCAACCTGGAAGGCGAACAAGGCGTCGGTCAAGACCGACTGGAAGGAGGTCGCAACGAAAGTGGACCCGAAGATCATTGAAGCCGCGACGCGGGAAGTTCCAGGCGCGCGAGTCTTCCGATTTAAGAACGAGGAGATGGCGTGACGCGAGTCGAGATTGACGAGCGGGTCATCCAGCGCGCGATCGAGATCGCCAAGCGTGAGGACATTCTGCCGCCTGGCAAGGTGGACAAGAGCCTCTCGCAGAAGGGTCGCACCGCAGTCTGGGAGGGCGCGGTGGGTCAGGCGGTCTTTGAGCGAGCGCTTGAGAAGATCGGCGTCGGCTTCGAGTTTATCGCGTCAATCTTTTACGACTACGACACCGACCGAGGCACGGTCGAGGTCAAGACGAAAGAGCGAGCGGTAGATCCTCGTCCTGATTATGAGGCGAGCGTCTACGACTACAACAGTCAGAGGCAGAACGCGCAGCATTATGCGTTCATCAGCCTTCGGCTGGCTCCAGGGCATACAAAGCACAGCGATCCGAAACTTCACCGCTATGACGTGGGCTGGGTCTGCGGAATCATCAGCGGCGAGGATCTGGCTCGCAAGGCGAAGCGTGTGGAGGTTGGCGACCCACTCCCGAACGGCCAGAAGGCGCAGTTCGTCAGCCACAACGTGACCTACGCGGAACTCAATCCGCTAGGCGAGGAGGTTCAGTGAGCAAGGAGATCGCAGCAGCACTCTTGGCACCATTCGAGGAGAAGGACCTGAAACATCGCCCAGGGCGAGCAGGGATGACGTTTACCTACGCAGACGCGCGAGCAGTCGCGCAGCGGCTTGATGACGTCCTCGGCATTGAGGGCTGGCAGTTCGAGGTGAAGGTCGCAGACGGCGCACGCAATGTCGTCCACGGATCGCTCGCCGTCGTGATCGGTGGGAAGACCACGATCCGACAGGACTTCGGCTACCCGAACTCTGCACAGGATGACGAGCCGCTGAAGTCAGCGGCCAGTGATGCGCTCCGCAGGTGCGCCGCGCAGTTGGGAGTGGGCAGGAGCCTCTATTCACCTGAGAAAGGTGTCCCAGTGCCACTTGCGAGGGTTCCGCGCCTCTCCGTGGCTCCTACACCCCTGTCCGTTGATTCTACGAGGGGGTCTGACCCAGCGACGGATGACGCCATCCTCGCTGCAAAGGCTGCAATGCTCTTTGCCGAGAACGTTGGTGGGGAGACCTGCAGTCACGGTGAACTCTGGACCCTGAAGCCAGGTGGCGTGAGCAAGGCAACGAACAAGCCGTACAACCCCTTCTGGGCTGCGTCTCATAAGACGCCAGATGGCGGTTGGTGCAAGGACAAGCCGAGCCGCGAGTTCGTCGCTGCCCAGAGTGGCGAAGCGCCGAAGCCGAGACTGGTCCCAGAGGACACCCAGAACCTGGAAGAACTTCCGTTCTAATCAAGAGAGAGTAGGAGGAGGACTGAAATGTATGTGAAGAGAGGCGATCTTTGGACTGAGGCTCTCAATGCCACTGAACGCAAGAAACTCTTGGTCAAGGTTCAGGAAGAACTCGCGTCGGCGCTCGCTGCGTATCAGCCACACGATCAGGGGAGTGAGTTTTTTTTGATTGCCGCCGCAGAGCGCTGGTATGGCGTCAGGGCTGAACACGAGGCTGAGCGAGTCGCAAAGATCGTTGAGAAAAAGTTGCGAAGTGAGTTCGCATTTGCGGAGGAGGACTGAAATGGCTCTATGGATCAAGTGGTCAGCGCAGGCACACAAGGACGCGATCATCTCCAGCCTCAGCGACATTGAGTTTCGTGCGTTCGTCACGATCCTCGAGGTGGCGAAGGAGATGCGGAAGGGAGGCGAGTTCCGAGATCGTCGCCACCTTGCAACGGTGGTCGGGCCGCGCCTCTCAAGGTGCGTGCCTCGACTCATCGCCGAGGGTCTGCTGGAGCAGTCTGGAGATGGTCTGGTCAAGGTCTCGAACTGGTCTCGATGGCAAGTGGACGCCACCTCGACCATTCGGCAACAGCGCGCTCGTGCGGGAAAAGGGCTTGAGTCACGGTTTAGTCACGCTATAGAACTAGAGAAGAACCAGAACAGAACCAGAGAAGAGAAGACTCTTACTAATCGCGTGATGACTGTTGGCGAGATTATTGCGAGAGGAGGAGTCAAGTGAGTAGGAGCATTGCTCTTCTTGGACCACAAGGGAGTGGTAAGAGCAGCATCGCCTCGCTCTTCGTAGAGCATCGTGGCTATCAGCGCCACGGCATTGCTGACGCAATCAAGCACATTGCTGAGATGGCGTATCCAGGACTCACCAAGACCGAGACGATCAAGGTGAGCAGGAACTTCGGTGACACCACGCTCACTGGTAGGGAACTGTTGCAGGACCTCGGCTCTGCGGTCAGAGGCGTGGACACGCAGTTCTGGCTTCGCATCTGGCGTCAGGACTACTTCGAGATCGTTCGCAACGGGTATGGGGTGGTCGTGGACGACGTGCGGCTTGACGCCGAGGTGCGTTATCTGCGAATCGTTGATCCGTCAATCTTCATCGTTCGGCTCTCGGCTGCCGAGGACGTTCGTGCAGCGCGGATGGGAGGCATCCTCCTGGGAGGTGCCGACATCACCGAGAGGGGATGGACAGACAGCACCGCAGACATTACGGTGGACACCAGCAACCTGTCGCCTGAGGACGCCTACCGCGTCATCACCGACAAGATGGAGGAGATCTAATGTTCAAGGAGTTGGAGATTCTTGCAGCACAGGCTGGCTACCGATTCGCTGAGGCCGTCAAGGACGGCGACCAATGGCACGTCATCCTTGACGATGAGGACGGCGAAATCACATTCACAGGCGCAACCGTCCAGGAGGCGGTCGAGCGGGCGACGGAGCAACTCGTTCGCAGCCTGAGCAACATTGGTCACTGACGTGTGGGATAGCGTTGGTCTCGTGATCGCAGGGCTGCAACTCTTCTTTGCGCTGATCGTCGGGCTGTCGCTCCCAGTGGCGGCTAGACGTGGCGGTGCGGCAGCGGGTACCATCTTCCTGATCTTGGCGTTCGCCACGATCATCTGGATCACAAGGAGCGTGCTATGGCAGCAGTGAAGGCGCAGCGAGGTGGACCTCGCAAGGAGCCTGTCTTCGCAGCAACGAGTTGCGGCGCGTGCAGCGGCGACCTGAACACGCTGAAGGAGTCGTGGCGCGTCAAGGTGATCACCTTCGTCGCCAACAAGCGCAACACCCGCTTCGCCTGGTATCACCGAGCCTGCGTGAAATGACCCGCATCGAGCGAGCCGCGCCATTCCTTGACGACAAGGTGATCGCGGTTCAAGAGGGCGCCGATGCGTGGTGCGAGGAGCCTGGCTTCTCTGGCCGCGTTTGGTGCAACCTCTCAATGCGATACGCCGACGCCATCGCGCCAGACGGCTGGTTCTTTCTGTACGAAGGAATCGGCAACCGCAAGACGAACGCCGACTTGATCAAGCACGGCGTGATGGAGATTCAAGTTGCACGCTTTACGCTGAGCGACGGTGGCTCTGCAATCTTGGCAAGGCTCGTCTAATGGGCTACTTCAAGGACGAAGCCACCAAGAAGATGATTGACCCAGCCAAGAGCCGCAAGGGGAAGAACAGCCGACAGCGTGGCAACGCATTCGAGCGAGAGGTTGCCAAGCGCCTGCTCGGTCAGCGCGTCGGGCAGTTCGGCGGCAAGCAAGACGTTGCGAACGATTGGCTCGCCGTGCAGTGCAAGGTGGGCGGCAGTTTCAGCGAGCGCCAGTGGGATTGGTTGCAGACTGTGCCTGTCAAAAGCGATCAGTTGCGTGGCTTGGTGATCGGTGACAGCCCAGGCGTTGGCGGCGGCCGTCGCCGCGCCGTGATCATCCTTGACCTTGATGACTTCTGCGATTGGTTCGTAGCAGCGGAGCCGCCTGAGTGATCAGGAGTCGGAGGGTCTGGCTCTCGGCGCTGACACTGCTCATCACCGCTGCGATCATCTTTGCCTTCCCAAGCGCGCCTGACGCACCGCTGCGGGATTCGTTCAAGCCAGAGCCAGCGCCTGTCGCTGAGTCGCTCGTCCTGTCCGTCAAGGGCAAGGCAACTTGGTTTGACGCCACGAAGAACAATGCGTGGTACACGCGAGGCGACAAGCCGACGCTCTTCTACGCGGCGGCTGGTCCAGCCCTTCGCAAGATCAAGGACTTCCGTTGGGGCAAGAAGCCGTATCGGATCATCGTGGAGAATCTGAAGAACGGCAAGGCAATCGTGGCGTGGGTGGTGGACTGGTGCCAATGCCGAGGACAGAAGAACAACGAGAAACTGGTGGACCTAAGTATGGCCGCGTTCACCGCGCTCGGCGTGGACTTGAATAGTGGAGTGCAAAGGGTTAGAGTCACAGTCCTGCCGTAGCAGGAGAGGGAGGGCAAGTGTTCACTGTTCGCAGCATTCGTGGTGACTGGATGAGGATCGTCGCCAAGCACGCCTTCCCGCATAAGTCCACACGCGGCCGCATCGAGGCACTTGCCGAGGCACTGAAGATCAGCCGCCGCAGCGCCTACGCCTACGTCGCAGAAGAGCGCCGCGTGCCAGAGGACGTTGAGCAGCGATTCATCAACCTCTTCGGTGAGGTCGCAGAGGATGGCTGGCGCACCGTGGACCTGTACCGCATCCGCACCGTGCAAGAAACCAAGAAGGCGCCGCGACCAGCGATCAGCCGCGAGAAGACGGTCGAGGGAAGGCTGACGTGGATTGACCAAGCGATGCGGAGCAGCAGCATCCTGAGCCAAGACCTACTCGGACACGTCCTCGGCTGGGAGCGCAACAACATCACCTACGGACAGATCGCAATGGTGGAGGACGGACTGGACGAGCAGGAGGCGCGCGCCAAGCACCCGAACAACTTTGACGTGAAGGCGATGGCAGATGACGTCGTGGCAGTCTGCAAGGCGTGTGGTCTGATCGGCGCCATTGACGCGCAGATCAAAGAGGTGAACGGAATGGTCTTCCGCGTCACGTGCCGCACCAACTCCTACAAGATCAGCGAATGAGCCTTGCCGAGTTTGACCGCGCGTTCAAGAGCAAGGTGGGCGAGGATCGCCGCTGGGCTGGCTTCAAGTTGATCGCCTACTACTTGCTCGCCAAGCAGGAACCAGTCCACATCGTTGAGACTGGCTGCGCTCGTCAGGTGGACAACTGGTGCGGTGACGGCCAGAGCACGCAGGTCTGGAACTGGATCGTTGAGCGTACTGGCGGGAGCATCACCTCCTTTGACATCGACTCCAATGCCGTCGCCTATGCCAAGAGCGTTGCGCCGCTGGCAGACGTTCGGTGCATTGACTCGGTACAAGGGCTGCGACAACTGCAGAACCCTGAGCAGTTGGACTTCCTCTACCTGGATTCATACGACCTCACCGACGGTATCGAGTCGCCGACCCACCACCTCGCTGAACTGGCGTCGGTCTACCCTCGGCTCCGTTCAGGCTGCATCATTGCTGTGGATGACTGTATGGGCGACCAGAAGGGGAAGCATCGCTTCGTACTGGCGTGGCTGGGCAGCCTCGGCGTGCTACCAGTGTTGCAGTCCTACGTCACCGTGTGGCGCAAGCCGTAAGATAGGCGGACGCCGCGCTTGCGCGGCTCAAGCCTGGCGGTGGAGTCCTCCCATCGCCAGGCGACCAACTTGAGGACTGGAGGACGGATGGCAGCCAAGCACCAGCCCGACAAATACGACGCGCTGGAAGGCTATGTCGCCGAGTTGCAGGTTGCACTGAACGTCACATACTGGAAGATCACCGTCGCTCGTGACGCCGCTGACCTTGAGGCGTGGGCTGACATCAACCCGCACGCACAGGCTGAGACAGCCGACCTGCGCGTGAGCCACGACTTCTGGAAGCAAACACCAGAACTTCAACGCGAGGTGCTGATCCACGAGATGCTTCACATCGTGACAGCCAGACTCGATCAGACCGTTGAGGCAATGGAGGAAGCGTTCGGCAAGATTGCGTGGGCCGTATACGACCCGCTCTACGAAGATGCGACTGAGCGCGTGGTGGATCACTTGGCGAAGGTCATCGCGCCTGGGCTGCCACTCCCAGAGTTCCCGAAGGCGTGACCTTCCAGCGACCCTGCCTTGACTGCGGCGTGCTCACGATGGTGGGCAACCGATGCCAGACGCATCAAGCGGCCGCTCAAAGCCGATGGAAGGAAGGCAGACCTAACCCATACCTTGACCCAGCCTGGAAGAAACTGAGCAGCCAGATCAGGAGCAAGCGTCCGTGGTGTGAAGTCTGCGGCAAGACCAGCGACCTGACCGTGGACCACCTTGACCCAATCAGCAAGGGCGGTCCGCTACTAGCGCCAGAGCATCGGCTTCGGGTACTATGCAGAACGTGCCACGGTCGTGCGACCAAGCACAAGTAGGAGCAGAGGAGAGGACAATGAGCCGCATCGCTTGGTATTCCAACGCCTGTCACATCCCTTCGGGCTATGGGATGCAGACCGCGCAGGTCGTTCACCAGATGGTTCAGGACGGACACGAGGTTGCAATCAGCGCCAACCACGGCGCCGCTGTGATGATGAACTGCGCGCACGGTCATCCGATCTTCCCAGAGGGACTGATCCGCTATTCGCTTGACGCAGCGCCTGAGAACATCAAAGCGTGGGTTGGCGATCAGCCAGGCTTCGGCGTGATCCTCTTTGACCTCTGGCCGCTGAACGGCGTTGAGGCATTCAAGGAACTGAACCTCGCCTGCTGGACACCGATTGACCACGATCCAGTGCCACCTGGCGTCACCAAGTTTGCACTAGAAGGCAAGCACCACGTCATCGCAATGAGCCGCTTCGGTGAGGACAGACTCCTGAAGGCTGGCATCCCAAGAGAGGAACTGACCTACATCCCGCACGCCATTGACCGCGCTGTCTTCTACGACCGAGGGAAGGGCGCGCGCACCGCAATGGGCATTCCAGAGGACGCCTTCCTCGTCGTGACGAACGCAGCCAACCGTGGACGCATCCCAGTCCGCAAGGCGTTCGGTGAGATGGCTGACTCAATGGCAACCTTTATGCGCGACCGACTTGACGTCTACTGGATGATCCACACGGAGCCGAACGGACACAGCGAAGGCGTGAACATCCCGCGCTTGGTAAGCACGCTTGGCATTGACCAACAGCGCGTTCGCTATCCACATCCAGTCCACTTCCGCAACGGCATCCCGCAGGACGCCATCGCGCAAATGTATTCAGCGGCTGACGTGCAACTGCTCACCTCGATGGGCGAAGGCTTCGGCATCCCTGCGGTGGAGAGCCAAGCCTGCGGCACGCCAGTGATCGTCTCTGACTTTAGCGCGCAGCCTGAGTTGATTGGGCCGCACTGCAAGGCAGTCCCAGTGCAGCGCGTGTGGGATGAGTTCCAGACTTCCTTCTTCGCAATCCCGAACGTGCCTGCTATCGCCACGGCGCTGCAGGAAGTTTACGAAGAGACGAAGGGAGGGCGGGTAGACAGGGGGGCGGTCTCCGCTGCGATGGAACGCTACGACCAGGTGAAGGTCTACGCCGCTGACTGGAAGCCGCTCATCGAGTTGATGACCGCTCGCAAGAAGCCGAGCGCAACACCGATGCCGAACCGCGCACAGCGCCGCGCATCTCGCAACAAATAGAACTCCTGTCCCAATGCGGGGGGCGTTCAATAATCTAGATTCACGAGGGGGTACGGTACCCAGCGCCGAGTGCTACGCACGCAGGTGTGAGTTAGGGTAGGGGGACGTTATGCCAGGACCAGCCAAGACTCCGAACGAAATAAAAGCAAAGCGCGGGACGCTGAAGCCGTCTCGTGCTGTTGTCGTTCGGCTTGAAAATAGTCTGCCGCGTGCGTCCGAACTGGGCGTGCCAGACGGTTTGGGACCGATCGCAACCGAGGCTTGGCACCGCATCGTGGAATACGCAGGCTCCTGGATCGCCGTCTCTGACCGAGACGCGCTGACGATGCTGGTCAAGGACATTGAGTTCCTCGCAGGTCTGGAGGCTCGGCTCTCAACCGATGGTCCAGTCCTCTACACGGACAAGGGCTATGCTTACGCTCACCCAGCGGCGGGGATGAGGACAAGCGCAGAGGAGAGTATTCGCAAGTGGATGAATCACCTCGGACTGACTCCAGCCGACCGAGCCAAGTTGGGCATCGCAATGGTGGAGAGCCAGTCCAAGATCGACAAGTACCGAGATCGGATGCAACAGAAGGGTGGCCACCGCGCTGGCTGACCCCTGTCGCTTCGGCTGACCTCAGCCGCAGCCTGGGCGACATCGTTGCCGACTTCGCCGAGGACCTTGTACCCATTGCCAAAGACTCAATCGCTGGCGCCTCTGGTGAGCCGCTCCAGTTCCGAATCTGGCAGCGTCGCCTCCTTCGGAGGATGCTGGCACGCAAGGAAGACGAGACCTTCACGCATCGGTTCTTCCTGACTGGCATCGCGCGCAAGAACGGCAAGACCGCGCTCGCCTCTACCCTCCCGCTCTTCTTCGGACTCTATGGCGACCGAGGCGGCGAAATCTACTCAGCCGCAGCCGACCGCGATCAGGCGAAGTTGGTGATGAGCCACGCACGCCGAGCCGTTGAGATGAGTCCAGAACTGGGCGCCCAGATCAAGGTCTACCGCGATGCGATGGAGTTCAAGGGAACTGGAACGATCTACAAGGCGTTGTCTTCGGAGGCATTCACGAAGGAGGGCTTGAGCGCCTCGTTGGTCATTGCCGACGAGTTAGCAGCGTGGCCGTCTCGTGAACTCTTTGACGTCCTCTCGTTGTCTATGGGCGCACGCCGTTCGCCGCTCTTCGTGGCCATCACGACAGCAGGACCGCGCACTGACTCCACTGGCTCGGACTCCATCGCCTACACGCTCTACCAGTTGGCGCGGCGGCGCATCGCTGGAGAGAACGACGATCCGACGCTGGGGATGGCGTGGTGGGAAGCCGCTGACGACGCCTACCTTGACGAGACGAAGTGGAGCGAAGCCAACCCTGGGCTGCTCAGCGAGCCTGCGATCCTGTCGCTTGACGACCTGCTCTCAGCCAAGAAGCGCACACCAGAGGCAGAGTTCAGGACGAAGCGCCTCAACCAATGGGTCAGCAGTGCGACCGCATTCTTGCCGACTGGGACGTGGGACGCCTGCAAGGATGACCAGATCGCGCTGAACAAGGAGGACGAGATTGTCCTCGGCTTTGACGGCTCGTTCAGCAACGACTCCACTGCCATCGTCGCGTGCCGCGTGGCGGACAAGGCGTTCTTCGTCCTCGGACACTGGGAGCGTCCGCTAGACGCAGAACTCGCGTGGCGAGTGCCAGTAGAGGAGGTGGAAGCCAAGATGCTCGACATCTGCAAGATGCACAACGTCCGAGAGATCGTCTGCGATCCATTCAGGTGGCAGCGCTCGATGGAGGCGTGGCAGCAGATGGGGCTGCCAGTGGTTGAGTTCCCTCAGACGCCTTCGCGGATGGTGCCAGCCACGGCTGCGTTCTACGATGCCGTGGTCAACGGCAGAGTGAAGCACGACGGCGATCCGAGTCTGGCACGACACGCAGGCAATGCCACGCCGTACTATTCACGCAACGGCTTGATGGTCAAGAAAGAATCCAAGACCAGCCTGAAGCGTATCGACCTTCTTGTCGCTGCGTTGATGGCACACAGCCGAGCGGGTACACTAGGCAACGCACCAGCGCCGAAGCCGAAGGCTGAGGTCAAGTGGATTGAGTTGTAGGGAGACGAATGGGAATCCTTGATCGCGTCCTCGGACGCCAACAGCCACAAGAGGAACGATTCATCGGCGGCCAGTGGGTCACGCAGGAGGCACAGAGCGGCGCAGCGGGCGTGCTAGTGAACCAAGAGAACGCCACGAGCATTGGCGCGGTCTACGCCGCGGTCAAACTCTACGCCGACACTATCGCTGGACTTCCGTGGGACACCTACATCCGCATTGACGGAACGCGCCGACCTTACCGTCCGCGTCCGCGATGGATGGACACACCGATCCCGAACAACCCGAACTTCACATCCTTTGAGTTCAAGCATCGCGTCGTCACTTCTCTGCTGCTAGACGGCAACGCCTTCATCCTTTGCCTGCGCGACTCATCCGACAATGTGATTGAGACCCGCGTCCTTGATCCGCAGAAGGTGGAGATCAGGAGCGGCGAGTTCGGCGAGCCGATGTATCACATTGAGACAACCGAAGGCGCGATCACGCTGACAACCGCAGAGATCATTCACATCCCGCTGTTCGCCACTGGCGAGCATCATCGCGGGCTGTCACCGATCGAGCATCACAAGGTGACGCTGGGACTTGCAAGCGCGACGCAAATCTTCAGCGCAAAGTTTTACGAGAACAACGCAAGCGTCGGCGGTCTGATCAAGGTTCCAGGCGAACTGACGCAGGATCAGGCAGAGGCACTCCGCACTGGCTTCGGTCGCCGACACGGTGGTGTGGACAAGGCGTGGCGAGTGGCCGTGCTTACTGGCGGCGCTGACTATCTGCAACTCGGCGCAAAGATCAGCGACCTGCAACTCGTGGAGACGATGCACTACGGCGTGGAAGCCATCGCGCGAATCTACGGCGTGCCGCTCCATCTGCTTCAGTACCCAGGCGGCAACACCTCCTACGCGTCGGTCGAGTTGATCGGCATTGAATGGTTGCGCCTCGGACTCGGACCAATGATCGCGCGCCTTGAGGCATCGTTCCAGCGCATCGTGCCAGGAGCCGAGCAGACCTTCTTGAAGTTCACGCTGGACGGCTTGCTGCGCGCGACCACGCAGGAACGCTACAACGCCTACTCGACCGCATTGAACAACGGCTTCCTGTCGGTGAATGAAGTTCGCGCATTGGAAGATCGCTCGCCAGTTGACGGTGGCAACGAATACTGGAAGCCGCTCAACATCGGCACACTCGGACAAGACGAGCAGGTCTGATGTCGTACATCATCACCGACATTGACGGCACGCTTACTACGACAGGCGACACGCCGAACCAGCCGTTCATTGACTGGCTGAAGAGCCAAGCCAACGACTTTGGCGCCGAGGTGATTGTGGTATCGGCTCGCAACATTGACCGACTTGCAGAGACAGAGCGATGGCTTGAGGACAACCTCGTGCCGTATGACCAAATCTATCTTCAGGACTTTGGCGAGTCCAACCCAGCCGTGAACGAAGCGTTCAAGGCATACAAGTATTCCAAGTTGCAAGAAGAGTACGGCGACGAGATCGCCTTCCTCGTGGACAACGATGCCGAGGCACGCGACGCGGCTGAGGGGATGGGCATTGACGCCTACACAGCAGACGAGGCGATGGGATTGACCGTGGACGAAGACGACAACAATGAGATGCGCGTCCTGATTGACGTGCCGCAATACATCCAAGAGGCAGCCGAGAAGGGTCTGACCTACGAGCGGAACGGCTTCGCTGGCGACGGATTGACCGACCAGACCGTTGAAGAGGCGCGACAACTGCGCGCTGGACAAGTCGAGGATGACAAGGTGACGCGGATGCGCGCGTGGATTCTGCGACACCGTGGCGACTGGGAAGGCGTACCACGCAACAGCAACTCAGACGATGCCGACTTCCCAGGACCAGGCGCGGTGGCCGCGTACCTGTGGGGCGTTGATCCCACAGCAGAGAACGGCGCAGATCGCGTCCTAGAATGGGCAGATGGCGTCCTCGCGCCGCTGACCGAAGAAGAGAGGTTTGACGTGAAAGAACTTGAGACGCGCGCTCTTCCGATGGGCGAGTTCACCGTTCGAGAAGATGAAGATGGTCAGAAGACCTTCACTGGCTACGCCGCGCTCTTTGGCGCACCGTCTGCTGGACTTCCGTTCACCGAGGTCATCGCTCCAGGCGCCTTCCGTCGCACGCTCTCGCGCGTTGCTGACGGCAAGAAGATTGTCTCCTTCCTCTTTGGACACGACGAGACACGCGCACTTGCCACGACCGCGAGCGGCCGACTCACGCTGACCGAAGACGAGCGCGGCTTGAAGGTTGAGGCTCGCCTTGACCCAGCCGATCCAGACGCCGCTGGCGTCATTAGCAAGTTGACGCACGAGGCGTTGGCAATGGGAATGTCCTTCGGCTTCACCATCCCAAAGAACGGCGATGAATGGAACGAGGACGAGCGCACGCTGCGCGAAGTGAATCTATTCGAGGTGAGCGTCCTCTCCGCAGGACAGACTCCCGCCTACCCAGCGACGCTGGGCTTGACCTCCGTTCGCAAAGTTGCGTCCCGAATGGGCGTGGACGGCGATCGGCTCATCTCAGCCATCGAGTCCTTGAAGTCGGCGCAACCGCTGACCGAAGAGGATGTCGAGGTGATTGAAACCGTCACGGAGAAGTTGGCTCCGAAGCGCACAGGGGTGGACCCATCCATCGCTCGCGCCA